TAGCGTGACATACAGTTCACCTTAACACCCGTTAACCAATTCGTTTAAACTTGTTTCCGGGTGCAAAGGTAAAAGATTTAGTGGGCAACGTTTTTGCACTCCTGAGGAAACATTCGGAATATTGTCAAGCTACGAAAGATTAAGTAATTATTTTCGTTCTGATTCTGTTGCTTATCTCTCTAAGTGTTTAATGTACTGCCATTTTAATGGCGAACACTCTCTTACTATTGATTATTTTATGCATCTGTTTAGGTTTCAGATAGCTATGTCTGAGCGTTCTAAGTTAGATATACTTTCAGCCTTACAGAGTGCTATACGTTCATCTAAAAAGTTTTTGCTTTATGCTAATACTCTTTCACTTACCCCGTCTGCCTACTACGAAACTTATATCAAGTTCTATAGTTATGTAGATTTACAGACACTCGCTACACACTATCAAAAGTGTGAGAGTGATTCACGTTATTCAAAACTTTACTATGATTTTGTCTTGCAGTCTTCACATTCTTGTGTTGATAATTATATGGATTCTACCGAGTTTAAACTCATGAAGTCTCAGGAGATTTCTAAGTTTAATAAGTCTGTCAAGCATCGTCAACAGGTTGATTTAATTAATAATAGTTTATATTTATAGTATGGCTAATCGTTCCAATATTATGGGTTTGCATGGTCTTAAAAACAAGACTTCTCGCAATTCCTTTGATTTGTCGCATCGCAATTTGTTCACGGCTAAGGTCGGTGAACTTCTTCCTTGTGCCGTTTTTGAGATGAACCCTGGAGATACTATTTCTCTTGATTCATCTTACTTCACTCGTACCGCTCCATTGGAGACTGCTGCTTTCACTCGTCTTCGAGAGAATGTACAGTTCTTTTTTGTTCCGTATTCTCTTCTGTGGAAATACTTTAACTCTCAGGTTATGAACATGACCCAAACCGCTGCAGGTGGTGATGTTTCTCGTGTCGCTTCTGGAATTGTTGATAATGCTGTTGTTTCTACTCAGATGCCTTTTATTGATTATCGTTCAATTAAGGTTTATCTTAACTCTATCCTTAAGACTTATACCGATAAAAAGGCAGGTTATGAGGATATTACACTCAATAATGGTGAATTACGTTCTGCTGCTTCTGCTAAGTTGTTGCAGTTGCTCGGCTATGGTAATTTTCCTGAGCAAAATATGAAAACGTATCAGCCTTTGTCTTCTGTTGTTGTTAACAGTTCTCTGAACCTTTCGATTTTCCGTTTGCTTGCTTATCAGAAGATTTGTAACGACCATTACACCTACCGCCAATGGCAGCCTTATGATGCTTCTTTGTGTAATATCGATTATTTGGTACCTTCTCGTTCAGGTTCGCTTAATCTTGGTCCGTCTCTTACAGGTTTATCAGGTAATAAGTTGAAGAAACTTAACATGTTTGATTTGCGTTTCAGCAATCTTCCTTTGGATTATTTTAATGGCGTTCTTCCTACCGCTCAATTCGGTAAAGAGAGTGTCGTTAACCTTGATTTGGGTAATGTTTCAGCTACTGCTCATATCTCTGGTACTACCTCAGGTAATTCCTCTTACCGTGGTGTTGATACTTCTGCTGATTCTCCTGCTTCTTTTCACACAGACGGCGATGGTGTTACTCGTCTTGTAGGTACCACTGCTGGTATTAGAAAATATTCTAACCATGACCATCAGTTTTCTAATGATATTAATATTAGTTCGTCTCTTCAAGGTACTTTATCTGTATTAGCTTTGCGGCAGGCTACCGCTTTGCAGAAATATAAGGAGGTTCAGCTCGCTAATGATGCAGATTTCGTTTCTCAGATTGAAGCACACTTCGGTATTAAGCCTAAGCATGATTCAGATACTAGTATCTTTATCGGTGGTTCTTCTTCTATGATTGATATTAACCCGCAGGTTAATCAAAACCTCGCCGATTGGTCTCAGACTAACGCTTATAAAGGTGCACCTACAGGTTCAGGTAATGCAAAGATGAAATTTACTGCAGATACTTATGGTGTTGTTATGGGTATTTACAGATGTACCCCTGTATTGGATTACGCCCATGTTGGTGTTGATAGAACTTTGCTTAAGACTGATGCATCTGACTTCGTTATTCCTGAACTTGATTCTATCGGTATGCAGCAGAATATTCAGGGTGAAGTTATCATGCCTACTTATTATAAGTCTGAGGGTGATTTTTCTGATTTTACTGATACAGATGTTCGCCTTAGTTATGGTTATGCTCCACGTTATGCCGAGTTAAAAACAAGTTTTGACCGATACAACGGTGCTTTCTGTTTTGGCTTGAAGTCTTGGGTTACAGGACTTAATGTTGAGCAGTTGCATAAACAACTTTATCAAGCCGGTGAACGCTTTCACATGTTGAATGCTGTAGAGTTGTTTAATTGCCGTCCTGACCTTGTTTCTAGTATTTTCCTTAATACAGAAACTTTGGTTACTGATGACGATAATTTATATGTTGGTCTTGTTAATATGGCTTATGTCGTTCGTAATCTCAGTCGTTACGGCTTGCCTTACACTAATTAAAGTTTATAGCTATGAGTTTAAAAAATTTTGGTTGTTCTGTTTATGTTCCGCCTGTAGGTGAAGAACTGCAGATTGAAGATTTTGGCACGTCTGTATCTTATCACACTGATGCATATCTCCTTGCAAAAATGTCTCAGTTGAACCTGTCTCAGAATATGCAGGATTTGATTGTATCACGTTTTCAACAGGTTAAAGATTCTCTCCCTCCTGAGTTGGCTGAACAGGTCAATAAACTTTCTGATGAGGAAAAAATTAAGCAGACTGATTCACGTTACGCTCAGTTCCTTTCAGATAGAACCAATAACCTCAAATCTCTTATGAAGAAGTTTGAAGACTTCACCAAAGAGGTTGAGGATAAAGAGGAACGTGCAAAACTTGATGCTGCTCAAAAGTCTTTGCGTGATTTCATTCTTCGCTTGAGTTCTCCTTCCGTAGGCTCCGACAAGTCTTAATTTAGTGTCCTAGGGTGTCGGCTCTAGGACTTTTTTATTATTATGTTACATATTAAGTTTGTTGATGTTGGTGTTAATTCTCTTACATCTTCATCTAAGTGCAATCCATTGGTTGCTCCTGCTATCATTTCTGGTGCAGGCTCTATGTTAGGCGGTTTGTTTGGTTCAGGTGGTTCTGCTAAGGCTGCTAAATATCAGTTGCAAGCTGCCCGAGAAACTAACCGCATGAATTATCAGATTGCTCAAGAGAACAATGCTTTTAACCAACGTATGTGGGAAAAACAGAATGCCTACAATACTCCTGCTGAACAGCGTCGTCGATTGGAACAGGCAGGTCTTAACCCTAATTTGATGATGAATGGCGGTTCTGCAGGTACCGCTGAAACTGCTCCTACTGCAGATACTAGTGGTGTTCAACAGGTACCTGATATTGGTTCAACCATTGCCAGCGGTTATCAGCAGTTTGGCTCTTCGCTTTCGAATGCTGCGTCTCAAATTGCAGGCATGGTTTATAATAATGGCTTGCAACAGGCAAATGTTAATAAAGCACAAGCAGAAGCGCAAAGCGCTTCGCAAGATGCTCGCTATAAAGAACTTCAAAATCAGTTTGCTGCTTCTCAGTTCCTGGCTGATTTGCGTGAAAAACAATATCGTGGTCTGATTGCTAAATCAGATTATGAGTATTTGCGTGATAGTATGCAAGATAGGCTCGATTCTGTCAAGTTTCAGAATAGCCTTACAGGTTCGCAGGCTTCTTATTATAGCCAGATGGCAGGTCTTGTTGACGTTCAGCGACAGATTGAACAAACTAATCTTGATTGGTTACCTAGAGAAAAACAAGCAGGTCTCGCTGCTACCTTGCAGAATGTTCGAACTATGGTTTCCCAAATGCATCTTAATTATGCTCAAGCTAAGAACGCTTATGCAATGGCTGCTCTTAATTATGCTCAAGAAGCAGGTGTTCGTATCAACAATAGGTTGCAAGATTCTATTTTCGACCTTTCTGTTGGTATTGCTGAAAATCAGTATCTAAAAGGTTATGCTGAACAAGACCAATTTAGAAGAGGTCTTAACCTTTCTGTACCTGCGTATGGTGCTGCTATTGTTTCTCAGAAGTCTTCGCCTACTCCTAAGCCTTCTCGGAAAGCTAAAAAATACAAGTAATAACAATATTATCTTATTTTATCCGTTATTATTGCATGGATTTATTAGATAATAGTTTTTTAAGTTTTGCGGTATTTTTGTTTATTACACTTGTGCCGTTTTTATTTGTTTTGGCTCTAATTGCTGCTGCCATACGTTGGTTATGGTATCATGCAAAAGATTAACATTAGCGCGCGCGCGATTTTTCGTGTGCGCGTTTTTGTTTTATTTCTATGTGCGAGCATCCGTCTACAGGATGCGACAACCCATTATTAAAAACTCAATCCGCTAGGCGCACAATACCATGAAAAACACTAGCCTTTGTTACTTTGGGCAATGCCAAAGTAAGCCCGTCCGGCGAGGACAGTCCCCTCAAAACTAGAAAACGCAGTTTTCGCTCCTGTCGGGTACCGACCGCCCGTCCGGCGTTAGGACAGTCCCCTTAAACTCAGAGTGCAACATAATAGACGTTGCGACATTAGAAAATTGCTCGCTAGAGAATTTTCCATGTCGTGACGTTTATTATGTTGTACGCTCGGCGAAGCAGAAAAAGGACAATAATTTAGTCGTTTGAATTGCGACGGAGGAGCCTTTCAAACGTCTAAATTATGTTCTTTTTCACATTTCCGTTGGTCGAACACTCAAGCAGGCAAGTCTGGCGAAGCCAGCAAAAAAGCAAAGTCGGGTAAATTTCCCCGACTTCTCTCCTACTTGTTCATATATAGCAAAAGTGACACCGCTATAATACTGCGGTGGTAGTTTACGCACTTTTGTGCTTATCTGCTAACTAGAGATTACATTTCACGTGAAACATTGTAAAAGTAAATTAAAAATCGTTTATATAATACCGGTTAGAATTAAAAAGAGGAAAGTAAAAAAAGGAGGAAATATTCCGTTAATAGAATTTCTGACCATGCTGGCCAGAAAGCACCCCTATGTTTCGGTAAAACCCGAACCTACTAACGAAACTGATGAAGAAGCTTTTGTTGCGCGCTTTGCGAGTCGGAAGGCAGGCTATGTACGTAATAGAGAAGAATACAAATCATTGGCTCAGGCTGCATTGACAACCAGCGGACGGGGTTATTTCCGCGCTCGGGTTAAGGAGGTTATAATTTCTGCAGAGGGCTATTTTTTTGTTGAAGCAGAAACTGATTCTACTCCAATTGTGCCCATCTTGCATAAAGACCATTGGAAAGAATGGGAGCCGTCCCTGCCTTTATTTCCTATGACAGAGGAGTTTTTATGCGTAGAAGATGCTACGATGATGATGCTAGATATTCTGAGACATGAGACGTTAACTTCTGATGAAGAAGAGGAGCTTCAGGAATACACAGAGACTTTAATAGCAATGGGAAAATACGCTCTATGGTACGAAGCGAAGGAGGGAATAGAGAATGTCATAAAAGCTATGGAAGCAAAAAAGGGCGACAAGATGCGCTATATGGCGAATGAACTAGAACACTTATTGAGCGGTTTATGCAATGAGGGTCGCCAGAAGAAGCTCCGCAAAAGCTGGCTCCCCCATCTACTATCCACCCATGAAGCAGAAAGGGCATGGCATGACTGGTTGCACTTAAAAGGTGCCGACTGTCATAAACCAGATAATTTGAAAATGATGTCATGGTTGGAAGATATAGAGACAGAACTTTCCAATATTCCGGCATTGGCTCCTTATTCCAATGATGATAAGATAGCCATGCTCATACGCGCTCACTACACACGCATTCCTTTGGATAAGTATCGCCAATTGCTTACTGCTTTCGTGATTAGAGACCGTCTGCGCATGCGTTTGGGGCTGCCAACAAACAGCTTTGCTCCTACCCCATCTCTAACAAGCCAGAAGGAAGACTACCTTATTGATAAAATCATCAAGTACAGCCAAACTCTAGTCAGACGAGAAGATGTTGAGGTTTTGCAGAGATTCATCTACCACGAGATTTCATATTTACCCCCAGAGTATAAACTTCGGGTTGACAATATGACTGAGCGTTTCCTTTCTGAAGAGGCAAGAGAAGGTATACAGATTAATGCCATCAAGGAACAGACGAAGGCTTTAAAAGAGGTGGCAAAGAAGCCTACGATTCAGGCAGAGCACTATCATGCAGGAGATTCTACATTTGATGTTCATAGTAAGCATCTGCATCTTGACCACCAGGAAGAAGGGAATTCTGCTCTGCTGCCATCAGAATTATAGACATACAAAAATATTACAAGAATATAAAAAAAGGAAGAAATATGAGTAATAATTATTATGCAGGCAATGTTATTTACAACAACCAGCACAAAGAACTGACTATCCAGGGCAATCTGTCTGCACAGCAGATGATGAAGATTGCAAAGGATTTTTTTGCTGAAGAAACAGAGGTGACGGAGGAGAATTACGAGGCAGAGGTGACAGAAAAAGCTAGTGAAACCAATGAAGCAGCAGGAGAAGGTTTTCAGAAGGAACTCTTCCATTTTGTGCATCCTGCACTCGATGAAGACGAAGGATGGAAAGTGCATAAAGAGGTGGAGAGACTGGTAAAACAATTTGACGTACAGGAAATCTGTAAGAGACTGAACATACTGAAAAAGGAGGGCAAGGTGCTGCTGCCACAAAACACAAAAAATGCCCATGAAGAATTGATACGCATGGGTATGCCGATTGAGAAAGGTGGGTTCGGATACAAGACTTTCTGTAAATATTATAATAAGGACTAGAAGACGATAGCGACTAGTGCTTTCCTGATAGAGATTTATATCTTCTGATAGCGACCGATACTTGATTTTTGTTCAGGTATCGGTCGCTTTTTTGTACCCCTAAGTCAAAAATGCGACTATACGTAGAGAGAATATCAGAGAAAAACAGAGAAAATCGGAGAAATTCAGAGAACTTTGGAGACGGCACTTTGGAAAAGCATCTGTGCCAGGCTTTTTCTTCTTACTTTTGCACCCGTCATCTGACAACAGGATGACTACCCATCAGGCGAGTTGCAAATCACAAAATGGGGAATGATGGTACTAGAAAAGATGGCAGGGAAACCTCTTCGAACGTCATCGTACCAGAGAGGCTTATTTAATACTCAAGTAAAAATGAATATAGTATTAAATGGCAATATGAACGAAAGTTCAAGTAAGGCAGGAAAGGGATTCTACCCAAACACAGAATTGGGTATCGACCTCAAGTTGATGACTAAGGAG